CGATCCTGTCCTTAGCGAACTTATTTTCTTATCGCTTCCCAATTCTTGTTTTTTCTTTGCCGATATTCGTCATTTTTTTAGTGACGTCCGCACAGAAGGCGTTCCCATTGCCCGAATGGAGCCCACATGTTATCGGCTCGCAAACAGAATTGAGATAGTTAATGAGAAACTTGTTAGCAGTCACTGGGACCGTGTCACTGACGGGAGAGAACTTAATTGTGATCTTTCTATCCGTGATATGGCCAACGCAGATGGGATGTGTGGTTTGCCCTATTATGTGCCTAGTTCACGTCAAGGTTTTCATATTGTTGGCTTACATGGTGCTGGAATCCCCGAACGAAATCATTCGTTTGCTTATTCTCTCACCCGTGCTGACATTGATCAAGTTGTGGACATGCACAATTCTACTTATCCCGATCTGCCGTCCGTTGTACACGACGAAAAACTTGTACATACCCCGATTAAGGCTCAGTCTATGATCTTTACCCCTGGTACTCAAGCCATTGGTGTGTTGTCCCCTGGAGACATACCCTTTTCCTTTGGTAAGAGTTCTTTGTGTATGACTGACCTTCACCCCCAATTCCGATCACCTGCTTGTGATGCAGAAGGAGTGATATCTATGCAACATACCCCTACGCGCGGCCCTGCGCAGTTTAGGGAACATGATGGCATTAATCCTGCTTCTTTTGTTCTTAATAAGTACGGACGAACCAAAGGTGAACCCAACATATCTCACTTTGTTCCTAGTGAATATGTTGAAGAGCTTAATTTCGAAACTCTCCTTCCTAGTGTATATGATAGGAATCAATTATATCTCTGTTCTTATGAAGAAGTTATACTTGGTTCTAGTCGTTGTCCACCTATGGATATGTCTAAGAGTTCCGGCTTTGGCTATAGTAATCGCGGAGTGCGTCGTGCAGATGCTGTTCTTAAGCGCGGTCAAGTCAATCCTGACTTTATCAAGTTATGTCAGGAATTGGAAGATCGCTTAGAGAACGAAATTGTACGAATGTATGTCGTGAAGACTATGAAGGATGAATTGTTGCCGTTCGAGGATTTGAGAGAAGGCAAGGTTCGCATGTTCGATATTGGTGAGTTGCGGTTTTATACAATTGCTCAACGATATTGTTATTCCGCTGTTCACCAGCTTGAACGTGAGCCCGCTTTAACTCCGATCTCGATCGGCATTAATGCTCATTCTCGTGAGTGGTCGATGCTCTATCATCGCCATTATACCAACGCCCCTGCCCATGTTATGTGTGGAGATTTTTCTGGATTTGAATTTACTATCCCGCCCCAAATTATCGAGGCTTTTATTGCATTTTTCAATTACTTGCATGAACTCGATGAGCGTGGTACTAAAATAAGAGCTAACCTTATTCGATCAATCTTTCATTGCAATGCTGTCTTTGGAGACCGTGTGATGGGAATCGATAAAGGTAATTCTTCTGGAAATTACTTCACATCGTTGTATGCCAGTTTTGCAAACTGGTGTGCACACCGATGGTGCTGGCGTGAGTGTGGTTACACTGAAGAGCAGTGGCGAAAACAGGTTCAATTGAGTCTTTATGGTGATGACTCTCTTATTAGTGTCAAAAACGCACCAAGCTTCAACATGCTTAGCATGGAAGCTTTTGCGCCGCGTATT